TTAAATGACCAGTTTTTTATACTCTTTTCCTCGAGTGTCATTATATTTATTCGTCATGATTACACTGGAGTGCCCAAGTAAAACTTGAGTGTCTATACCTTGCTCGCGATAAAGCCGCTCCGATAAAGATCGCTGTTCGTGGAAGCTCGGTGCCGTGCCGTTTTTCTCCCACTCGTACGCGACGCTATCTCTCGCTTTGCTAAATGCGACAGTTAAGGTTGCCGGTTTAACCATGCCGCCCCGCTTGGCTTTCCCTTTAGCGTGGTGATGATGCAACAAGTAAGGGCTCAGAACTTTGTCGCGGCACGAGGAGATCACCTCACCGAGCGAGATGCCAAGTGCGTTACAGCGTAACTCTAAAGGAATGGCCAGCTTGTATCCGGTCTTGCTTTGCTCGATACACAAACAACCTTCCTGGATGTCAGTAAACTTCATGTTGCATATATCAGACAGGCGCTGCCCGGTGATAATGGCGAGCTGCATACCGCGTTGAAGGAAATAATTATCTTTTTCTGCCGCGTTGAAGATAAGCATCCACTCCTCGAAAGTAAGCCTTTGCCGGCTGATCTTTACGTGGGGCTTCTTGCTGGAAAGCGCCGGGTTGAATCCAGGCGGGACTTCTCCGACTTGCTGCGCTTCCTTAAACACATCGATCGTAACCTTCCTGAAAATCTGCCCCATCCTGTTATGTCCCTTCTCTTTATAATCTTCCAGAATCGAAACAATATCCTTTACGGTAATCTCATCCAGCTGGCGTGGCCCCAAAGATTCCTCAAGAACCTTTAACGGTGAGGCCTTTTGCTTGAATGTATTTAGCTTAATCTCGCCTTGTTGCAGCCGCTCTTCCTGAAGCTTTCTGTACCGGACCAAATACTCGCTGATCGTTGCGGCTCCGCCCAGGCGCTTGTTGATGTCATTTTTAGCGCGGATCAGATGCCTCATTTTTTGTTCGGCTAAACGGCTGTTAGCTTCAATGGCAATTTCTTTGGCGGTACTTTCATCGGTGCCGAGGCCGTGAAATTTCCCAGTAACAGGGTGCTTATACCGCCAGTAAACTTTTTTGGTGCGCGAGTCCAGAAAACAGGAAAGGCCTGGTATAGATACGTTATGTTTCCGAGGTCGCGCCATCTTCTAAAATCCTCCTCAGGAGCGGGTGATCCTGTTTCTTTATCTCTGGTTCTGCTGATAAGCCAACGAACCGGGCCGTGACCTCGACGCGCCAGCTTTTTCCCACTTTGCATGGGGGCGGTGAAATCATGCCGTTCTTGGCGTATTTGCAAAGGGTGGATGTCCCGGGTACCGGCTCTCCAAATTCGCGCTTTGCCCATTCAGATAATAGAACTAACCTGGACATTATCTTCTCCAGATAATGGCCCTTTGCAGGGCCAAAAGGTGAATAAAAGAAATCAGATTGCTGTCAGGCGTTGCCAGATAGCCGATACGTATTTGACCTGGTGGCGGGCGTCGGCCAGGGCGTTATGCTGATCGCCTTCAAAAGGGATGTCGTAGCGAGCATTTAGCCCAACCGCTTTACCCAGCTCAACGACGGTTCGCACGTCACGGTAGTTCCAGTGCGGGATCGGGAAGGGCGTGTCGGCTAACTTAAATGCTGCCTCCAGAAGAGAGCAATCAAACGAACTACCATTTCCCCAGAGCTGCACATTCTTAGAACCGTTGGCTGCGTTTTCAGCTATGAAGTCGAGAAGCTGCTCAAGCGCTTCTACTAGGCCGACCGTATCATCCACCACGATTGCAGATCGTGCTTCAGGCGATTGCTTCAGCCACCAGAGAATAGTGCTGGCGTCTGGTCTGGCCCCGAATGACATCGACGATTCCAGATTAATCACCTGATAATATTCAGCACCGGTCATCCCGCTGGCCGGGTCAAAGAATACGGCCCCCACTGAAACGATCGGGGCACCCGGTTTTTTGCCCATGGTTTCGAGATCCACCATCAGGTGCGTGAACATGGTTTCCGAGTTTGAGGTGTCAGCCCCTAGCGCCTCCAGTTCCTCTTTGAGACCCGCTTCCATCACCGCATAGGTTGCATCGCCAACCGCGGCGCCACAGTCAGGGCAACCGCCGCCATTTTCGTTACCACAGCTGGCGCAGACGTGTTCCGCTACGGCATCTGTTTGCGCAGCAGTTGCATCAGCGCTTTCGCCTGCTGGAACCGCGCCAACACTTTCTCCTTTCGCCGGGTTAGTCTCTTCCATCTGCACATCGCTGGTGGTCTCCTCATTAACAGGTGAACGGTCATCATTTTCTGGTTGTTTTTCGTTCATCAGGCCATCGATGGCGAATACGCCTCCGCCGAGGTTCGCGACCTGAGGCTGGCTGGTAGCACCAGCCCACTTAGGCAGGGCCTGTGTTTCAGCTTCATCTTTACCAGCAAGTTTTTGCTCACTGGTCTCTACCCATTTCGGCAATGCGTGTTGATCAGCAGCCAGTTGTTGGTTGACTTCACTTTCCCAGCTCACTTCTGGGGTGTGGCGTGCCGCCGCCAGCATTTCCGCTGTAGGATGCTCATGGTCGGTTTCGGTAAGGTTTGCGTGAATGTGTCCGCGAATATGCTTAGGCTCGAAATGAATCCCTTTAAAAGCGCTACGGATCAGCGCAAAAATTGCGGCGCGAGAATAATCCAGAATGCCGGGCGTTGCGCGCAAAGCTTCAGACCATTCTTTAAACGGACTGTGATTAGCTGCGACGATAGCTTGCGCCTCGCGGAAAACATCGCTTGGAATGTCATAAATATTGAAATCGGCTGACAGGGTTGCCAGTGCAATCTCAGTATCGAGACCGTCCAAACTGGGTTTGTAGTTAGGGGAGCGATCGGTCTTAACTCCGCCGCCCGGCTGTGCTACCGGCACCTCAGGTTCAGCAGCTGCGTCTGGAATCTCACTCTCCTGCCGCTCGCTGACCGAACGGATAGGCATAAGCTCAGTCGCTTCATTGAAATTTGTCGTCATAGTTCGGTTAACGAACTCGAGGTGTGCAACTGGAGTCAGGTGAATATTCTCTGGTGCGATGCGCACCAGGTTAAAAATAGCCGTGCGGTTAACCGCCAGAACGCCGGGCTGGTTGCGCAGAATGCTGCTCCATGATTTCCACGGCTCTTCTTTTTTCGTCACGATTTCTTTGGCGCGACGGAGAATGCTGCCCGGGATTTCTCGATGGTTGAAATCCATCGGCAGCAGGGCGCAGGCGATCTCCAGATCGAGGGTGTCCAGGGTGTGATGCGCATCTGCGCCGCGGTCGGTGACATACCCGCCATCGGCATTGGTGCCTACGTCAGTGCGTTGCACAAGGTTGATACGATTGCCGGCGACCCATTCGCGCGTCAGGATCCCTCGGTCGATATATGGGGTGGCTACCCAGGCTTTAGTGAACTGCAGCAGCAGAGCCAGCTCATGGCGCTTATCCATGCTGAAGACTTCTCGGATCGCTTTCGTGTAGCGCCACAGGTCTTTGGTGTCATAAGCCTTAACTTCTGAAGAATTCTCTGCGGCCAGAAGCAGGTTCTGGACATATCCGTTATCGGTGTCCATTTCCATTAAGTGAAGATCCGCGTGTTCTTTGCGGCTGATATGATGGCGCAGTTGGTCAGCTGTCAACTGAGCCAGGAGCTGTTTGCGGAATGGCATTTTGCAGACGGGATAATGAGCGCCCCCGTCATCATGTTTACTGATCCTCAGGCCATGCTCAATTAAGTCCTCAGGTTCTTCTTTGGCTGGAAGCTTTCCGCTCTTCCAGTCGTCAACCACCTGATTGCGCTCGTCAGCTTCGGCTTTAATCCAGCTCGACATGAATATGGCCAGCAGTGCAGGATTGTGTTCTTTGTCTTGCGGGAAAATGTCTTTGATGGCCTGCACCAGTTTCCACTCAGCATGCAGGCTGAGATCGCTAATATCAGCAACGTCATTTTTGGCCTTCAGGACACACTGGAAGTAAACATTTCCCTCATCGGTTGCCAGTTCGTTGGCGACGATGTGCTGCTCCTGGCTGATTTCCGAAAGGTATTTGTCACCCAACAGATGGACGGCGAAGCGGACAGCAGGGGTGCGATTTTCAAGCAGGGAGGTGCTGCCCGCGTCAACGGCATCAGTGGAAGTTAATGGCGCGGCTGGGATATTCGCGCCGCTGGTGGTGTTCGTGGCGACGATGGTTTCGCTCTGAGAAGCGGTGCCGGGAATCACGTTCCAGGTGCGCTGGTCCTCGGCCAGCTGATAGCGATCGCACCAGGTGTAATCGATGGTGCTTTCTTCCGGCAGATCATTGAAAACCGGGAAATCGGTGCGGACAGGTTTCAGGTATTCTTTGCCGCGGCCGGTTTCGATGCCAGCGTCCTCCAGCTCGACATCCAGTTGCAGCGCTGCGCGCGATTCGGTTTTGGCTGTAAACCACAGAACGCCGTCAGGTTTTCCAGATTTCTGGGTTGCCTTAATATGATAAAAAAATTCCATCTTGGTGCCTCATTTGGGTGTAAGATACCCAACAGCTGATGATCGCCGCCTTGGGTAGTGGTCATTGGTCAAAACTCGATTCCGGAAAGCTTTGGTCGGCTGACCGGGTACCTAACCCGCCTTGCGCGGGTTTTGTGCTTATTGGACGCTGGTTTTTTTCGCCAGCTGGGAGACAAGTACGCCATCAAGCGCATCCAGCACAGGGTCGAACGTGGTGTTCGACGGGATCTTGCTTACTGCGCGGATTACTGCTGAAACTGAAATATCTCCTTCACGCAGGCTGTAACCACCTCCGGGCCCTCTGTGCGAGGTAACCAGGTTGCCGCTGCGCAACCGCTTGAAAATTTGCTCCAGATAAGAAACCGAGAGCTTCATTTCTTTACTCAGTGTGGCGAGCGGTACAGGCGTTCCGCGGTAGATTCTTTCCAGCACTGCAACGGCCTGGACAGATGCCATCACTCGTTTCATTCCAAATTCCATAGTGGATCCCTTCTGGGCCAGTCAGGCCATTGGTCAAAACTCGATTAAAAATTTAACGCTGGCTGTTGGTCGTCAGCCGATTTGTACGGGTAACACAGTCCTTTTACGTGCTGCTCTGCGGCAACTGCTTCACAAATGGCTTCGGTTTTATAGAGACCGAGCATGATGTCTGAGCATTCCCCGGTGAGGGCGCAGACTGGAATGATTAAGGCGAAGAACATGCTCATGCGTTTAACTCTGGATTGCCTTTCTGCGCCAACAGATAACAGATGCGGCGAACAGTCACTTCTACCCAGTTCAGTTTTACGGCCTGCTGCCGTACTGGTTTACGTGCGAAATCAGTCATCGTAGGACTCCAAATCGCCAGAAAGGACACCGCGGATTTTCTGGATCTCGCTGCGAGAAGCATCACGCTGTTGATGCATAAAACGCTTCACAAGTGATAAAGCTTCCAGAACAGCCTCTTGCTCCGGGCTCTTCATGTGTTCGGCTGCAGAAATTACAGCGACCCGTGCCAATTCGAGGTTTTTCAACCCAGAGAGAAGCTCAGTTTCGATGTGTGCAAATCCTGCGTATTTAGTTGCCAGTGTCAGTGCGTCTGTCATGTAACCCTCTTGCCCTTGTCGCCAGGCTGGCGGAACGGTAAAGCCTGCTGCGCGATTGTTTTTGTCATCTCATCCGGTGTTTCGTATGCCGCCGGCAGCTACTTCGTGGGCGTCCTGCCTGGATGATTCTTTGTGATGGGAGAATTATTATCGAAGTAATCGATAATAGTCAAATTAAATTGATAGGCAGGGGCGTAAAAAAGCGGCAGGTTAGGATTAACCTACTCGAGAGGGGCATAGGAGCAATTTGAAATTATTTGGCTGGTGGAATCAGATTTCTTTTTTGTAAATAAGAGGTTGCGAATTCATCAAGCTCCTTAAGCCGCAGTTCTATCATCCTGATTATTTTTTCTTTTTCATCTTCAGTTGGCAGCTCTTCAAAAACTTCGAGGAGTCTAGATTGCAACTCAGACTTTGGCTTAACTGCTGGCTTTAATGCCCACGGGTCATGATCCTCTAAGGGTTCATTTTCCTCCATGAAAAACCATGAAAGCGGGTAGCCTGTTGCAGACGGAAGGCGGTTTAAAATTTCAGACCGAGGCAATATGTCGGAATTGCACCAACCATTAACAGACTGAGCTTTAACACCAAGCCTGCGTGCCAGCTCCGATTGGGAAATCCCGAGATCATTAATCGCTTTTAGCAGTCTCTTTCCGAAGTTCATCTCTTTATCCATTCAGATACTTAATGCCAATTATACAGATTTTTTCTGTAGTCTCTCTTATCGAAATAATTTGACGATATCGATTTAATTTGATTTATTAGTGCTCATCGATACCAACAGAGATGAACCAATGAAGATATCAATTCAAAAAAAGCTCTTAAGCGTCTGCAGCCAGGCTGAGCTTGGGCGTCGTATGAAGAGAAGAGCCCAGACAGTAAACGGCTGGTTTAAAAACAAAATCCCTGGAGAACTGGTTCTTAAAGTAAGTGAGGTTGTGGATTTCAAAGTAACTCCGCACGAGTTACGCCCTGACCTCTATCCAAACCCCACTGATGGTTTACCTCAAAAGGAAGCCTAATCATGCAATCAGTAACGTTTGAACATCTTAACCGACAGAACACCGCTCCGCTGAAAACCCGAAATCAGATTGAGCATCGGCGCCGGGACTCAACGCGCCATCGCGCGATTCTGTCTGCCGTTCGTGAGTGGGAGGCAACTATCCCTGGTCAGGCACAGGACGTAGTTACGCAACTGGTGGCCGAACAGTGGGCAAAGGAGGGCGGGCGAGGGATCACTGTGAACAAACAGAACCTTTATCGCTACCTGAAAAACGAAACCAACTCCGGCAAATACACGGCCTATGTCATGCAGCTCGCGAACGCGATCGGTACCGCCATGCCGATTGAGATCGCCAGAAAACACGGTCTCCGTCAGGGTAAAACCGACATAGAGCTGGTGGCTGAGGCAATAAAAGAGACCGGCGAGCACCATCAGGCAAAACTGCTTGGCCTGCCGAGCAAAAAGCAAGCGAAGGAGGGCTTTGAGAACCTCCTGGCTAACGCAGCACTATTACCCGGTGAACTTGCCGGGGTGATGATCGCTCACCTCCAGGCACTTGCACCACTTTTTACGTAATCGAGTTTTGACCAATGACCAATGAATCATCCACGGCAGGAGAGTTGTAATGGCTGGAGACTGGATCAAGATGCGTGCAGATCTGCACACACACCCGAAAGTCGTCCGCATTGCGTCCGCTTTGGATGCGGACAGATTGCGCGTAGTTGGCGCACTGCATGCTACATGGTGTCTGTTTGATGCCCACTCAGTTGATGGAGAGCTTGAAGGTTACTCCTCCAAAACGCTGAACGACATGATCGGCTTTGTAGGCTTTGCGCAGGCTCTGATCAATGTTGGCTGGCTTGAAGAATCGGACGCAAGCCTTTGTATGCCAAGATTTTCTGAACACAATGGACAGTCCGCAAAGCGGCGGGCACAGGAGGCTGACAGGAAACGAAATGTCCGCAAGATGTCCGCAGGCGATGCGGACAAAAAGCGGACCAGAGAAGAGAAGAGAAGAGAAGATCTAAACCCCTCTCTTAACGAGGGGGCGCAAGAAAATTCGGAAGTGGGACAGCCCCCTGTTGAACCCACCGCAGCCCGATACCTTGAGGGCCTGGACGAGCCGATCGGGAAGTTCACCATGACCAGCGCGTGGCTACCATCCAGAGATTTCCGCCAGCGTGCGGCTATGTGGGGGGTGGCTTTGCCAGAACCTGATTACCTCGCTACGGAACTCGCAGAGTTCGCGTCGTACTGGGAATCCGAAGGGAAGGTGTTCACCCAGGTCCAGTGGGAACAAAAATTCGCCCGGCACATCGTGCTGGTGAGATCGAAAAAACAACCGGAAACCGGAGGTAAGGCCAATGCAGGAGTTCGGGGAGAGCCTACAGCATCCAGAGCTGTTCAGCAGATTCAGTCAGCACACGCAGAGTGGAGACGTCGCAATGGACTTGATGGCAACGGAAACGGCATGGCGCCTGTGGCAGGTCATGGGGGAAGTATTCTCGAACCGGTGGACGCAGAAGAATGGGGCGGAACCTTCGCCGCTCTGGATAGCCCAGATCGGTTCGATGACTGAACAGCAAATCAGTCTGGTCTGCCAGCAGTGCATGGAGCGCTGCGCGGGTGGGAACACCTGGCCACCAGATCTCGCTGAGTTCGTGTCGCTCGTTTCGGAAAGTGGTGCGAACGCCTTCGGCCTGACCTCCGACAGTGTCATGGGGGAGTATCGCCGCTGGCGCAACGAGTCCTATCGGTATTCAGGAAGCGACAAATACCCGTGGCCGCAGCCGGTGCTGTACCACATCTGCATTGAGATGCACAGAACGGGCGTGGAGCGCCAGATGACAGAGGGAGAGCTTAAAAAACTGGCAGAAATGCTGTTAACGAAATGGAGCAAGCACGTCAGTAACGGCCTGTCGATACCGCCGATTCGCCGCCAGCTTGCAGCACCGCAACACCCGGCAGGGCCAACGCCGGCACAGTTGCTGATGGAAGAGTACAAACGCCGTAAAGCGGCTGGTTTAACCAACTAAATCGAGTTTTGACCAATGACCAAACAATTAACCCAGAAAGACCAGGTGGCGATTTTTGTGCGCTACCAGCCGAACTGCGCCGTCGGCGACGTTTCCGAAGCACTGGATATGTCAGGCGCTACAGCAGGCAAGCTGCTGCGCGAACTGAGTGACGATGGGGTGATAGCCCGATCCCGTAACAGCATCCAGTACACCTATACGGCGTTACCACACGCCGATATTCCGGATGTGATCCTTCCGTGCATGGAGGAGAAAAGCGACCCGGTGAAGATGCAGGCCGCTGAACAGAAAGCGAAGGCGCTGGAAGAAAAGGGGCTGTGGCGTCGCGCCGCAGCGGTGTATTCGGACATGTTCGGGATCGCCTGCAGTGCGGTCGAAGTTGCCCGGATCGCCAAACGGCGTAAAGAGTGCCTACGCCAGGCGGGGAGGGCTTAACTGATGCCGAGACCAAAAACGCATAGCGAGCGCACGCTGTTCATCTCCTGGATTGTCGAAATGGTGAAAAAGCATGGCCGCACAACGACCAGAGATGTCGCCGCCATGTTCGGCCTGCACCGCACCACTGCCGAGAAATACATCCGGGCTGCCGTAGAGCAGGGGAAACTTATCCGCCACGGGCGCTGCGGCGTCTTCCGCGACAAGCGGGCAGTTATCGACTTTGACATGGAACGTTACACGCACCGAGGAGCATCACATGAGTGATTCACTGAGCAACAAAGAACTGGTGGCCGTTGGTCATCAGTTTGCGAAGGCGATGAACAGCGACACGCCGATCATCGATATGGCGAAGATTGTTTCGCGCCTGGCCGAGCGGCTGGACTGCACCACTGCAGCATTGCGCGAAATGACGAAGCAGCGGGATATGCTGGCTGCTGATAACGAGCAGATGCTGCGTCTGCTTACCGACATCAGTGAAAACCATTTGGAATATTTGTCCGAGGGCGAAGACTGCATGATGGCTGGCGTTCCGCTGGATTACATTTCGGAAATTAACATGTACGTATCGCGAGATGTTGAGGCAGAAAATCCTTTCATAGAAACCGACGTATTAATAGCGAATGAACGGGCTGAGACACGTAATACGCTGATTGCCAAGTTTGAGTCTAGATTTAACGAATTATCAGTATCAGCCCCAACATTAGAACTAAGAAGCGGAGCTACTGGCGCAGCAGGATAGACAGGAAGCTGCAGCGAAGCGTATTGCAGACTTTGAGAATGTGTGCCGTGCTGATGCTGTTTCAATCCACTTCGGCTATGGCTGGGGTCGCACTTGGCAACTGGTATCGTTCGGCTGCGCATCCACTGACCCGCAGATGCTGAACAAACGCGGGGAGATGTTCAACAGCGCCAAGACCTGGCTGAAGCTGGGCGGCGCGCTGGACGATCAGGAAACGGCTGATGACCTTTCGGCGGCTGAGTACAAAGTCAGAGTGGACGGGAAAATCGTTATTGAGGCGAAGGAAGACATCAAGGACCGGTTAGGCCGTTCGCCTGGAAAAGGTGACGCGCTGCTGCTGACGTTTGCTTTCCCGGTGTCGAAGCGGGTTCACATACCCGGCCAGCAGAGTCAGCAGGGCAGGGCGCTGACCGAGTATGATCCGTATGCCTGATTAGTTGTCTTAGGCGCGCTTGGGGGGTTGGCCAACAGCCTTAACCGTTAGAGGCTTAGGTTGTCCCATATGTTGCGCATTCAGATTTGCTATGTACTCATTCTGTTCAGCCAATTTAATTTCAAGTTCGCTGGTATAAGCGTGTCGCTCCATGAGTTTTTGTTTTACGATTTCTGATTCTTTTTTGAACGTATCGGCTGCTTTTTGTAATTCTTTGAATTTTTCGAGCATCATTGTGTGCTCCTGCATGAGCATTTCTTTTTCAGCGGTAAGTTCACCCATTCTGGCTTGAGACTCGGTGATCTTTTCCTTCATGTTCTGAATGTCTTTTTCGGCGCCTGTCTTGTACTTATCGTATGTCACATCATGTTTTGCCTGCAGGCGTTGCAGGCGCGTAGCACGACGAATTCGATTAGCTTTGCGCTGATTCTCTATCGAGTCGTTATTGTCGAGCGGCCTGGATTGCCATGCAGAAATCAAGTTGTTAATCCAGGGCATCCCCGCGCAAAGAAGCGCCGCAGAAAGAAACGGGTAAAGAGTCACCGTTTGCCAGTTGCTGTTGTCTGAGATGTAGGTGATTTTGTCGATGATGCCGGAGTCGCTGAGGAAGAGGTATAAAATGGACTTCCAGTTAAATGCGCACCACGACAAAGAAAACGCGCCGAATACTGGGTTGCTGACCCTTTGTGATGCGGTATTGATGGTTGACGAGAAATATTCTTTAAGTGATTCAAGCATGACCAGATCCTTTTGGGTTTTTTCTGATTCTACCTTTAAGGTAATCCGTGGTCATCAGTAATAATCGTGCTCCTTACTGCATTTCAGATAAGCCGTTTCTGAGGATAATTCAGGATTATGCGCTGGAGGGCATAAAAAATGCCTACCGCAGTGGGCGAACTGGAAGCAATGAGCGTGCCTTACTTGGCAGTTATGTATACAACGGTTTACTAAGCAAGCTACGCGGTTTTGTTGTTGTGATAGTGCCTAAACCTGCTGGGAAGCTGGTTCGTCAGCGCCCGGATAACTCCTGATGGCCTACATGTTGGCAATGTTGAAACTAACTTGGCGGCTGAGGGTTATAAAGAGCAACATACGGCGCACATACCGACTTAACCACGAGAATATCGCGACGGGATCGTGACAGTTCAGGGCATGGTGGATAACGGCATGCGTATGCTGCAGCCAGCGGAACTGAACCGCGCCCAAGGTTTTCCGGAGTGGTATATCATCGACTAGGACTTTCGGGGCGTGAAGTATGCGAAGGATAAGCAGGTTGCCCGCTGCGGCAATGCCGTCCCTCCGCCATTCGCTGAGGTGCTGGTGAGAGCAAACCTGCCGGAGTTATGCGAATAGCGAGAACAGGCCGCATAACCTACCATACAAGCGATATGGGGATTCCCATATCGACCCGGTCAGGGCCTCTTCGGAGGCCTTTTTCATGAGCGCACTGAGGCGCTGTACTTTCTTTTTCTTCAAATTCGCCAGGCATTTTGTGCGCTTAAAACATTGATCAAATTAGCTCACAGGTATACTGTATGAATATACAGTTGATGCAGAGGAGGCAATTATGAAAGTTGAGTTAACCATTGATCGTACTAAAGAACTTCCTAAGGGCGCGGTTCCGGCACTGGAAAAAGAACTATTAAAACGACTCCAGAACCAGTTCGATGATTGCAGTCTGGTGATACGTCGCGCAGGCTCGGATGGGTTAAGTGTTTATGGTGGTGAGAAAGAGGTTAAAAAGACGGTTGAAGAAATCCTTCAGCAGACCTGGGAAAGCGCAGACGACTGGTTTTATTAATACAGCATGCAATTAGTTTCCCGGGTGGAGGGGTGCGGTGAAAGAAACAGAAGAATTACCAAAAAAGGGCTATGCGGTCATCAGATGTCACGATGGGGTTATCGTTGCACGGCTGCCCTCATTTCCTGAATGTGATCGCGCGCTGATGTACAGGCGAGGTGATGAGGTTTCTTTTATGCCATTACATGAGGATGAGATTGTTGGAAACCTGTCGCTTTTTACAAAAATGCTTGAAAAGGCAGGCTACCGTGTATCATATTGTTGTTAAATCATAAAGAACTAGTGCTACGGTACATATGTATGAAAATTAGGCCACAGCAGCATCTCATCAATATACTAACTTCTACGAAACAGCATCACCCAAATTTTACCCTTTTTTTAGGAGCTGGTGCGAGTATAACAAGCGGAGTCGAAAGCGCGGGAGGTATGGTTAAACGCTGGAGAAAGGCTTATGCATCAATGCATGGAGAAGATGAATTAACAGTTCAACCGTGGTTTGATAAAGAAAATGAATATTCAGAACTTTTTGAGGCCCTGTACGATCAACCTACACAGAGAAGAGAGTTTATTGAAAGTTGCATCACTGGAGCTAAGCCTTCTTGGGGATATGTATATTTAACTAATCTTCTGGATAAAGGGCATTTCAATACTATCTTTACGACTAACTTCGATGATTTAGTTAATGAGGCATGTTTTACTTTTTCTAACAACTTAAGACCTATAGTTTGCGCTCATGACTCAAGTATAGCTAGTGTTAGACTTACTACTACTCGTCCAAAAATTATTAAACTTCATGGTGATTTCCTTTTCGATAATATAAAAAATACAATACGAGAACTCGAATCACTTGAAGATAATATGAGAGCGAAGTTCCGTCAATTCGCAACTGAGTTTGGCATGATAGTTATTGGCTATTCTGGACACGACCGTTCTATAATGGATACTTTGAATACATTGTTGCATTCCGGCACTTGTTTTCCTCATGGTATTTACTGGTGTACCAGAGATGGGGTAGATAATCTTCCTGAGCCTTTGAAAAACCTAGCACGCTTCCCTCATTTCCATTTAATTAAAATTGATGGATTTGATGAGTTTATGGCTGAATTACATGAATCTTTAGGATGTTCTCTCCAACAGGAAGTTGTGGAGCCATACTCGGCATTATCTAATAAATTAGATAGGTATTTTTTAGTCTCTGAAGATGATGATGATGACGACACACAGCATGCGATTATCAGACGCGATATGGACAATTTGGCTGATCATGTAAGGCGCGTAAATACTGTGAGTCAATTTGTCAAAAAAATCAGAATTTTGCTATCTGAAAAAGCATTTTCACTTGATGATGATTCCATCACGAAATCATTAGAAATAATGCTTAAGGAAACACAATTTGCTGGTTCGCCTGAGAATCTCCATTTCTATAATACCCCGAACTATCTTATTGCAAATTCGGCTTTTAGAGCAGGTGAATACAACGAGTGCGTTGAGTATGCAACCAAACATTTATCAAATGGCCCATCAATTGAAACAGAGGCATTATTGCTTCGATCTTATGTTCACTTAAAAGATGAAGAGCAAATCAATGCATCTCTAAAAAGAATTACTAAGTATAAAAAAATTAAAGAAGGTGAGGTCACTAAAATAGTTAATGCTTTAGTGGATTTGATGGATTTTGAGAAATACACTATAGCTAATAATCTTATGGATCTTTTAGATTCCAGAGCGATTCCTTCAAAACATAAAAGCTTGATAACGATTAATAGGGCACTTTGCCAAAAACTACAAGGTCAAACAATAAGTACTGATCTGTTTTCCGACTTAGAGATATTACTTACCGAATCAATAGATAATGACGAAGCTTGGATTGCTCTTGGCGCTGCTATACTTCTTGAAAAGGATGAGGTCGCCGAGGAAGTGTCCAAATCTTTAACTGAAACTGAGGTGATAGCTGTTGTAACTCAATCTATGCCCATTTTCCGATTGATTTCTCCGTCTGTTTATGAAAAGGTCAAAGCATTAGCTATTGAAAAAGGTTTTGAGGTTACTTTTGAGGACATTTCAGAAGATGGAACTGAGCTAGAAGACAAAGGTGCTTCAAACATGGAAGGTGCTGAACCGTCAAGTTTTGAACCTAACGAGAACGAGGTAACAAATGACGTTGTCAGTTCAGCTAGCGGTGAACCTTTAGAACTCGATACTGACAAACCAGCAGAAAATGACGAGGCGTACGTTAGTACCAGTGAGGCTCTAGAAGCAAAAAGTGCGCTGAAAGATGATCTTTGTGAGAGACCTGCTTAACTATTTTAATTGTCATTGGATAACGAGGGGTGCTTATGAAACCAAAAAACCACAACGCAAATAGCAAAATTTCTGAAGAGAGCAAAAAAAAGCTAAAGGAAATGCTTAAAAAATAAACATTTATCTCACTCTTAAAAGCCCCGTACGGGGCTTTTTTGTTTATACATCATTTTATCAAAGATGTGTTAGGATGAAAAAATCAGCCTGAACACCTGATCCTGCTGCGCCAATGGAGAAATACCATGGCGCCAAAATTTACAAAAAAAACACCTGAACTGATTCCTTTTGGAATCAGCGATTTCTTTTTGCCAGCGCACTTACTGGTGATGGCATGAAGAAAACCAGCTTTATCCATACCCAGCTCACGACGAAAGAAGTGGACGAGCTCGAGGCCCGCTATCGCGCTAATGACGTGCGCACTGCGCGAAGCCTTGATGTCGATCTGATCCACTGGACGCTCACCGCTTATCTGCCGGAGGCCAATAAAGCTCCGCGGCAGGATAAGACCTTCCAGCAGCCGATGTGGAGGTGAGTGTGAAAACCTATAACATCATCCCGATGGGCAAGCCCCGCCAAACCCGTGCCGATAAGTGGAAGAAACGCCCGGAGGTTCTCCGGTACCGCGCGTTCTGTGATCACGTTCGGCTACTGGGCGTCGAGCTGCCGGAAGCTGGCGCACACGTTACGTTCATCCTGCCGATGCCACCGAGCTGGAGCAAGAAGAAGCGCCAGGCAATGGCGGGCAAGCCCCACCAGCAGAAACCAGACAAAGACAATCTGGAAAAAGCGTTGATGGATGCCATCTATGCTGATGACTCCCATATCTGGGATTCTCGCGTGACAAAGCTCTGGGGTGAAGAAGGGCAGATCATCATTGGGGAGATCGCCTGATGCGCGCCTTACTGAAACCGGTTATCGCCCGGGAGCTGGGCGTGGTGCTTTTAAAACCCGGCAGCGAGCTGATGAGCATGTTCAGTGGCGGTCGTGTGCTGGTGGAGAGCCAGCCCGCCAGCATGGCAAGCTTCGCTACGGGCCGCGTACCCGACGCTCTTCAGCCGCTGGCGGTTAACCCGGCCCTGCGCCTGTTCTTCCTTCACGAAAAGGTGATCACCGCTGCTGGTGGGCTGAGTGGCCTCGAATACTGGTTAATCCGCAGTGGAGACACATGCCAGTACCCGCACAGCGATTACCACTACCACGAAATGACCACCATGCGGCACGATCCCGGTGCAATCCGTCTCTGTGGCCACTGCGACAACCAGCTGCGCGGGCAGCACACCGAGCGCCTGGCAGAACTGGCGCGCCAGAACGTCATCGACTGGGTTCTGGATACCGCCCGGGTGGCGCTGGCGCTCGACCGCTCCCGCGAAATTTCTCTGGCTGAACTGTGCTGGTGGGCTGTACGTGCCGGAATTGCGGATGCGTTACCAGAGTCAGTTGCCCGCGAAGCTCTTCGCCTGCCAGCAGCGAAGGAAACCTACCGCGAGAGCGAGATCGTACCGGCGGTGCCGGCCACCAGCATTATTGCCGACAAAGCCCGTGCGCTACCTTCTTCAGACCCAGCTATTAAGCCTGTGGTTACCCTGCAGGTAGATCCCGAATCCCCGAAGACCCAGATAAAGAGGCCGAAGCGGGACCGCTGGGATAACCCCAAATTTCTGAAATGGGTTAAGACGCAGCCCTGCGAGTGCTGCGGCAGGCCATCAGATGATCCGCACCATCTAATCGGCTGGGGGCAGGGTGGCATGGGAACGAAGGCGCACGATTTCCTTGTGATCCCTCTGTGCCGACAGCACCACACCGAACTACACAACGACCCGGTTAAATTTGAGCGCAACCATGGTGCTCAGCCGGCAATGATAATCAGATTGCTGGACCGGGCCTTTGCGCTCGGCGTTCTGGCTTAAGGAGCAGTTCAGGATGACACCACGTCAACGCCGCATGCATATCGAAGGTCTGGGTAAAGCAGCAACTGCACCGAGAAAAAGTTACCTCGGAAAGTTCACGCCCTTAAAGAGCGTCCAGTCTGGCTGGATAAAGTCTCTACTGACCGTCTGGGGGGAGTGTGTAGGCGGTAAAACCCGGGCGCAATATCGCCTGGAGAACTGCAGCCAGTTCTGGTCTGAGGTGAAACAATCGGAGTGGTCGGATGCTCAGTTGTTGCGCATCACAGAAGCGCTGGGGCAGGCAAGGGAAGAGGGATTCCGTGGCGTTCAGGCGGCATTACGCGCACGCGCTATCCTGTGGCCGGTGACGCTGAGTGAGCTGATTGAAGAGAGTGAGCGCCGTGATGATGCTGACTTTATCGAGCAGGTCATGCTGAAAACCTTTAACCCCGAAGATCCGGTTTATCTGGTTGGCCTGCAGTTCTACACCACCCGCAAAAAGATATCCGATATCTCCCGGGAACTGCAGCAGGTGGCCCCTTGGCTGACCACCGGAGAAGCGCGTAAGCGGGTGCGCTGGTGCCTCGAAATATTCCAGGCGAAAGTGTTTCTGGCGGTCCGGCGGCAGATAGAAACCGGGTGAAAGTGAGAGATGTGTTAAATATTTTTAAAATGGAGTTGAAAACGGGCCAGAAAAATGAATAATCCATTCATGCTTGGCAGAGCTGCGCCACGATAGCAGCGTCGAAAAGCCTTTATCAAATAAATTCAAAAACCTCGCTCGGGCGGGGTTTTTCCGTTTATGATTCCTTCACTTTGAATTGCTGGAGCGCGTGATGAGAATCGAAACGGAGTACGAGATTGATATCCCTCAGAATTTCGCTAATACAAAAGCTGCATTCAAAAAGTTGATCGAAGAGCATTATCAGTTGTTCGAGACCAGCGTGATGTCCGCTTATGCCGGAGATATGCGATACAGCTATGCGGGGGATAGTTTTACCGTAACTGAAATAGAGCCACCTGAAGATGGACAGGGCTCGTTCACTTTTGAAGTAATGGTTCAATATTACGAAGGTTGTAAAGGTAAAGACGGTGCTGATCCGATTGAGGAAACAGTAGCTTTCATTTTTGATAAAGAATCCCGCTCGATAAAGTTCACATTGGATGAAACTCAATGGGGTTGGGATAACTAACGCGCTGACACTTTTAACAAACATTTTCCGAAGGCTGCCATCAGGCGGCCTTTTCTATTTCAGGCTCCCGGAACCCCCATCAAGGTCTTGTCGTTAACTAGCCTGATCCCTTCCCAAATAACACCCGCGAACCAGCGAGGTGAGAGATATGTCCCGTATGAGCAAACTTGTCACCGGAGTCGCCCTCGGCACCTCAGGAGGAACCATCCTGAACGGCGTCCTCACAAAACTGAGTCCTGACGAATGGAGCGCCATCGGCGTACTGGCGGGTATTGCCGGGATAATTGTTACAGGACTTATTAACTGGTATTTCAAACGCAAGGTCGCCAATGCGCAGGTTAAGGCGCTGGAGAAATACGGCCCGGCGGTGAAAGTTGGAGAAGACTGATATGCCAATGACCAGCAGCCTTCGCAATAAACTGATCGCCGGAGCTGGTGGCGGCGCAATGCTGATTGCCTCACTGTTCCTCGGTGGGCAGGATGGTGTCGAAGGTCGGAAGTACGAGGCCTATAAAGACGTCGCCGGGGTGTGGACTGTCTGCGACGGCCACACGGGCCGGGATGTCGTCAGAGGCAAGAAGTATACCGATCGCGAGTGTGATCAGCTTCTGTGGAAAGACCTCCAGCCAGCAAAGCGCACCGTAGACTATCTTGTCAGGGTGCCGCTGGGCGAGTATCAGCGTGCCGCGCTTTACAGCTTTGTCTTTAACGTTGGTTCTGACGCGTTCTCGAAGTCCACGCTTCTGCGCAAGCTGAATAAAGGTGATCACGACGGTGCGTGCGAAGAAATGCGCCGTTGGGTTTACGCTGGTGGCATGAAATGGAAAGGCCTCCAGAACCGGCGCGAGATGGAGCGCTCGATGTGCCTGGCGGAGAGCAAACATGACCTCTAAAGCCTGGCTGATAATCGGCATCGAGCTGATTTTATCCCTGCTGGTTATTCACCTTCTGCTCGGTCAGGTACTTGATGAGAAGAAGCGTGCTGACGACGCAGAGCGAAACCTGAAACTGGCAAACGCCACCATCAACGATATGCAGGTGCGCCAGCGTGATGTCGCTGCGCTGGATGCCAAATACACCGGAGAACTGCAGGATGCAAAAGCCACTATTGATCAGCTTGAGCGCGATGTTGCTACTGGCAAGCGTCGGCTGCAGCTCAACGCCAGATGCACCACGAACGGAGCGACCAGCACCACCAGCCTGGATGATGGCAGCACCCCCCGACTTACTGACTCCGCTGAACGGGATTATTTCACCCTCAGAGAGCGAATCGAAACCAGCGGGAAAATGATTGCTGGCTTGCAGGAGTACATCAAGAATCAATGCTTAAAATAATCGATAGGCAAAGCTGATGAATGAAGCAAAAAATTAAAATGGGCCAGTATCTGGCCCATGAATTATTTATTTCTTTTTGCTATCAGGAGTCCGATTGATTAATTCCCACTCATGCCCCTTTTGAGAGGTTGGTGGCAATTTTTCATTATCTTTTACCGTGGCAAAGTTTTCTTTCTTACCACCGCGCGGACCAACCTCTTGCCAGATGCCGCCGTCGTCGGTGAAAGTTCCAGGCTTTTGAGCCATTTTTATCCCCATATTGTGAAGATGCTTTTTAGCATCAACTCAGAAATAAGGGCGAGAATTAGCCTTTCAAGAGACCGAAGCGGCATTATGGTGGCAAATTTTAATAACGTGACGTATGGCACAAAATTTTTTTTAGATTGGAAGCGACGCGTGCCCGACTGCAATGTAGCTTTTGTGGCGAGAGAGGGCATAACATCAATGTTCATCCATATAATACGAGCAGTACAGACCGCCGGCTGATTGATGATTTCTATCTCGAATGAGGATTTTAACTTTGAATGAAGCAAAACCGCAGGACGGCAGCACTGTTAAGGGCTAACGCACACTAACCCCCGGCGATATTGAACGCATGAACCGCCTGAAAGGAGTAAGTCGTCATTTTTGCAATCTGCTCGATACCGAACGCGGAGAGCTGCTGGCTGTCCGTAATGGCCCAGCAATGCTGAGCGATGAGCAGGCGCGTGAGATTGATGATGCTATGCGTAGTTTGTCGATCGCGCGCACTAAAATGCAGGAAGCCTGCATGTGGGCTTGTCGCTCTGTTGCGCGCCCTGACGCTGATTGCTAGCCATAAAAAAGCTCATCTGCTGGTGGGCTTGATAATGGCTATCCCCTTGCGGGGATAAAATAATAATATCCTCTTTAGGGGATAGAGTAGAGCAGGTATAAAAAACGACCTGCTCTTACCTTTTAAAGGCTAATTCCAAGTTTTTTGGCAAGGTTTTTAATCAAGAAATTCGTATTTAGATATTCCGTTGTACCTACAGCTGCGCCGCATGAAGCGCACTGGATGAACATGATCCGATAATTACTGTTTGCAACAGGGTGCTCTTTCATTTCGAACCTTGTAGATGAGCACTTTGGACAGGTAGTTGTAGCCATAAAAATCCTTATCAGAGGTAATCAGCCATCCCTCCTATTTAGGTTCGCCGATGTCCCACCATCAACGGACTGAGTAGTCACATTATCCAAAATTAATATGCCTAGCAATTACATGGGCTTATTTTTTATGAGCATCGCACGCGCACCAAAGAGTGTTTCAGTCGTGATCCACTGGCATCTGCTGGTGCCTTTTTATTGGAGATAACAGCATGCCATCCGCTATCCCTCGAGCTTGCCGTAAGCGCGGATGCTCCGGTACTACAACAGATCGCTCGGGCTACTGCGAGGCGCACCGCAATGAAGGCTGGCAGCAGCACCAGCAGGGCCGTAGTCGCCAACAGCGAGGCTATGGCAGTAAATGGGACATCATCCGCGTCCGCATCCTTAAGCGTGATCGACACATCTGCCAGCAATGCCTGCGCAACGGCAGACCTCGCCCAGCTGAAACGGTCGACCACATCATCCCGAAAGCTCACGGCGGCACAGACGAAGACAGCAATCTCGAATCGCTGTGCTGGCCATGCCATAAGCGCAAGACCGCGACGGAGAGAACCCGATGAGCTATACGCGTTGCACCTACTGCGGCTCGACGCTGCACACCGTAGCGAATTGCCCAAAGACATGGGGTGGCTCAGCCCGCCGTGCGAACCTGCGCTGCGGTTACTGCGGTCAGTCAGGCCATAACTCCAGCGCCTGTCCGCACAATGCCAGTAGCGCGCGGCGCCGCAACCTCAGTGATGACTTCCCTATCGACTGATGTAATGCAAAATGATTTCAAATGTAATCATTCTGATGTGAATGATATCGATTCTCACTACCGGGGGCGGGTCAAAAGTTCAGGCACCTGCCTGCTAAGGACCGCCGCCTAACCTTTTTTCACACCGCCGCAGGTTAGAAAACTTTTTTATGGGGATCCCCACCATCGATTAATAGGAGTTTTCGATTATGCCAGGACCACCGAAAACCCCGACACATCTGGCTTTGGTGAAGGGGAACCCATCAAAACGAGCTGTCAACAAAGACGAGCCAAAACCCGCTTCTGGGGTACCCCCAGTTCCGAAGCATTTCGACAAGATGGGGAAGTACTGGTTTAAGCGAATTGGCGAAGAGCTTGATGCTGTCGGGGTGATGACCACTCTGGACGGTAAAGCACTTGAACTGCTGATCGAGGCTTACACAGAGTACCGGAATCACTGCGAGACGTTAGAGCGGGAAGGTTACACCTACGCCGTCTACAGCGAGGATGAGCCGGACGAAGGGAAAGAGCGGGAAATCAGGATGATTAAGCCGCACCCGGCGGCAGTGATGAAAGCCGATGCGTGGAAGCGCATCAGGGCAATGCTCGCTGAATTCGGCATGACCCCGGCCAGCCGGTCCAAGGTTGGCGCTAAAGGCCCGGCTGAGGCCGATCCACTGGATGAATTTCTTAAAAAGCGCAAATGATGAATGGCAACGGTTTCGGAAGGTATTCAGTACGCCGAGCGCGTGCTGTCTGGCGAGATTGTTGCTGGCGAACTGGTGCGCCTGGCGTGCCAGCGATTTCTTAATGATTTAGAGCATGGGCCTGGGCGCGGCATCTACTTCAGTGAGGAACGCGCCCAGCACATCCTCGATTTTTATAATTTCGTCCCACACGTTAAAGGGGCGCTGGCAGGCAAGCCGATCACGCTGATGGCCTGGCACGTTTTTATCCTGATCAACATTTTTGGTTTCGTCGTTCCGCTGATTGATGAGATGACAGGCCTGGCTGTGATCGATGATGACGGTGATACGGTCATGGTGCGCCGCTTCCGTACGGCTTATGACGAGGTGGCGCGTAAAAACGCCAAATCCACACTTTCGTCTGGCATTGGGTTGTACATGACCGGTGCCGACGGCGAGGGAGGCGCTGAGGTTTACTCAGCCGCCACGACCCGCGACCAGGCGCGGATTGTTTTTGATGATGCCAAGAACATGATCAAGAAAGCCCCCCGCACGCTGGGGCGTCTTTTTGGTCACGTTAAGCTCAACATTCACCAGGAGCGTTCGGCCTCTAAGTTTGAACCGCTCTCCAGCGATGCCAATAACCTCGACGGCCTGAATATACATTGCGGCATTGTCGACGAGTTGCACGCTCACCGTACCCGTGATGTCTGGGACGTTCTGGAAACAGCTACCGGTGCGCGCCTTCAGTCCCTGCTTTTCGCAATAACGACGGCGGGTACCAATAAAGAGGGCATCTGTTACGAGCAGCGGGATTACGCCATCAAGGTGCTGCGCGGCGTGGTGGAGGATGACACCTATTTTGCCCTGATTTATACCCTCGACGAAGGCGACGATCCGTTTGACGAGGCCAACTGGCCGAAAGCTAACCCCGGCCTCGGTATCTGTAAGCGCTGGGACGACATGCGCCGCCTTGCCAAAAAGGCAAAGGAGCAGGTCGCGGCGCGGCCGAACTTCTTTACCAAGCACCTGAACATCTGGGTAACTGCCGAGAGCGCCTGGATGGACATGGACCGTTGGGCAAAAATGCCGGGCATTGCTTCGGAAGCTGAGCGTAAGGTGTGGCCACTGTGGGTGGGGGTCGACCTCGCCAACAAAATCGATATTTGTGCAGCGGTGAAAGCTTGGCGCGATCCTGCAGGTGAAACTCATATGCAACCACGTTTCTGGATCCCGGAAGGGCGACTGGAAACAGCGCCAGCCCATATTGCAGAGCTTTACAGGAAGTGGGCCGACGCCGGATATCTCGAGCTGACTGACGGGGACGTTATCGATCACGGCATGATTAAAGCCGACATTGTGGAGTGGGTGAAGGGCGAGAACATCAAGGAGATTGCTTTCGATCCCTGGAGCGCCGTGCAGTTCAGCCTGTCACTTGCGGAGGAAGGCTTGCCGCTGGTGGAAGTCGCACAGACGGTCAAAAACCTTTCTGAGTCCATGAAATCAGTGCAGGCGGAGATTTACGGCAACAAGTTCCACCATGACGACAACCCCGTAATGCGGTGGATGATGTCAAACGTCACGGTTAAGCCGGACAAAAACGACAACATCTTCCCGAACAAGTCCACACCTGAAAACAAAATTGACGGACCGGTTGCACTGTTTACGGCTAAAAGCCGGATGCTGGTCAATGGTGGTAATGATGCTCAGGATCTGAGCGGCTTCTTTGAAAATCCAATCATGGTAGGTTTCTGATGAAGAAAAGTAAGCAGCCGGGCAAGGTAAAAAGTGCCTTGCTCAACTGGCTGGGCGTGCCCATCAGCCTGACTACCGGAACGTTCTGGCATGAGTGGTACGGCACGAGCAGCAGCGGCAAGGTCGTCACGGCAGATCGGGCGATCCAGCTTTCGGCAGTCTGGGCCTGCGTCCGGCTTCTGAGCGAGTCGGTGTCCACGCTGCCGGTTAAGATTTACACCCGGCAGGCTGATGGCTCGCGCAAGCTGGCGCAGAACCATCCGGTTTACCAGGTGCTTTGTCGCCGTCCCAATCTGGAAATGACGCCGTCCCGGTTCATGCTCATGGTGGTGGCCAGCATCTGTCTACGCGGTAATGCGTTTGTCGAGAAACTGTTTATCGGCAATAAGCTGGTGTCGCTGGTGCCACTGCTGCCCCAGAACATGGTGGTGAAGCGACTAGACACCGGGCGGCTGGAATACACCTATACCGAAGACGGCAGGCAGCGCGTAATTCCCGAAAAGAACCTGATGCACATCCGGGGATTTGGCCTCGATGGTGTTTGCGGCATGATGCCATTGAGTTCCGGCCGGGATGTAATTGGTGCGGCGATGGCGGTAGAAGAGTCGGCAGCAAAAATTTTTGAAAACGGGCTTCAGAGTTCCGGCTTTCTCTCTGCTGATATGGCTCTGGATGATGATCAGCGTGATCGGCTTCGTCAGTACATGGCTAAATTCACCAGTTCCCGGAACGCCGGGAAAATCATGGTGCTTGAGGGCGGACTGAAATATCAGAACGTCACCATGAATCCAGAAGCGGCGCAGATGCTGGAAAGTCGCTCTTTTGGCATTGAGGAAATCTGCCGCTGGTTCCGCGTACCGCCGTTTATGGTCGGGCATACCTCGAAGCAAAGCAGCTGGGCATCGAGCCTGGAGGGGATGAATCTCCAGTTCCTGACCCACACGCTGCGCCCGCTGCTGGTGAATATTGAACAGGAGATTTCCCGCTGTCTGCTGAATGGTGAAGAGGAACTCTTTGCCGAGTTCTCGGTAGAAGGCCTGCTGCGCGCCGACAGTGCTGGCCGGGCGGCGTACTACACCAGTGCGCTGCAGAACGGCTGGATGTCCCGTAACGACGTGCGCCGCCTGGAGAACATGCCACCGATTGAGGGCGGCGATCTTTATACGGTCCAGCTCAACCTGACGCCGCTTGAAGACCTGAAGCAAAACAGCCAGGCAGCACAGGCTTTCGCGCTGCGTCAGGTCCATAACCACGTATTCCCCGACATTCCCTTCGAACAGTCCCCGCTGAAACAAGCGGCTTAGGAGCATCTATGACAATTAAAAGCCTTCCGGCGGCGCCGGAGGGGCGACCTTTTGCGCGCGAAAAACCTGACCTGCCGGCAGCGGCAATGGAGCGCTGGAACGGCGGAATCCGCGCCGCCCGGGACGGTGACAACAGCATTTCTATCTTCGACGTGATCGGCGCGGACTACTGGGGCGACGGGGTGACGGCCAGCCGCATTGCCGGGGCGCTTCGCTCCCTTAATGGCGCTGACGTAACGGTCAACATCAACAGCCCCGGCGGCGACATGTTCGAGGGCCTGGCCATATACAACCTGCTGCGCGAGTACGAAGGCAAAGTAACCGTGAAGGTGCTGGGCCTGGCGGCATCGGCGGCATCGATTATCGCTATGGCCGGTGACGACGTGCAGATGGGACGTGGTGCCTTCCTTATGATCCACAACTGCTGGCTGTTAGCTATGGGCAACCGTCATGACTTTGCGGAACTGGCTAAATCACTGGAGCCATTTGATACCGCAATGGCTGATATCTACGCATCGCGCTCCGGCCTTGATATGGACGCCGTGCTGAAGCTGATGGATGCAGAAAGTTATATCGGCGGCAGCGAAGCGGTGGAGAAAGGTTTTGCTGACAGCCTGCTTTCTGCCGACGAAATCGCAGACGACGACGAAAGCCCAGCTGCAGCGCTGCGCAAGCTTGACGCGCTGCTGGCCAAAACCGATACGCCACGATCTGAACGTCGAAAACTTCTTAAAGCCCTATCCGGGAGCAAGCCAGGCGCTGCTTCTGACCAAAAAGGCACGCCGAGCGCTGCCACCATCGAAAACGAAACCATTGACCGACTGGAAGCCGCACTCAGCGGCCTGAAAGCGGCTGCCCAGTAAAACGGAGATATTATGTCTGATGTAAATGAGATCCTGAAAAAAGTCAGCGCCAGCATTGAAGAGGCGACTGGTAAATTTAATGCCAAGGCAGAAGAAGCGCTAAAAGAAGCAAAGAAAAACGGCGAGCTGTCAGCGGAAACCAAAAGCACCGTCGACAAAATGGCAGTGGAATTTAATGCCCTGAAAGATGCTGAAAAAACGCTTAAGGCGGCGCTCGGCGAACTTGAGCAGCAGGTTGCTCAGATGCCGCTGGCCAACGCTGCAAAGGTGATCGAGACCGTTGGCCAGACCGTCATCAGCAGCGAAGCACTGAAAGCATTCGCGGCAAGCGTGGAAGGCGGTAAGCGCGTCAGCGTGCCTGTGAACGCCGCGTTGATTTCCACGGATGCCGCCACCGGCGTGGTTGAGCCGCAGCGCCTGCCGGGTATCGACACCGCACCGAAACAGCGCCTTTTCATCCGCGATCTGATTGCTCCGGGCCGCACCTCGGCGCCAGCCATCTTCTGGGTGCAGCAGACCGGATTCACCAATGCGGCGAAGGTCGTGCCGGAAGGTACCGCCAAACCGTACAGCGATATCCAGTTCGCCACGCAGATCACTCCGGTCACCACCATCGCGCACATGTTCAAGGCGTCCAAACAGATCCTGGATGATTTTGCGCAGCTGCAGTCCACTATCGACGCTGAAATGCGTTACGGCCTGAAATATGTCGAAGAGCAGGAGATTCTCTTCGGCGATGGTACCGGCGCGCACCTGAAAGGCATCGTCCCACAGGCATCTGCTTATGACGCTGCCTTTACCGTTGAGCAGCAGAACGGCATCGATGATCTCCGCCTCGCAATGCTGCAGGCGCAGCTGGCGCGCTTCCCGGCTTCCGGCCACGTCCTGCACTTCATCGACTGGGCGAAGATTGAACTCACCAAGGATACGCTGGGCCGCTATATCCTGGCGAACCCGGCGGCCCTGACCGGGCCAACCTTGTGGGGCCTGCCGGTGGTGGCGACCGAAGCCGCAGCATTCCAGGGCAAGTTCCTGACCGGAGCATTCAACGCCGCGGCCCAGCTGTTCGACCGTGAAGATGCCAACGTGGTGATCTCCACTGAGAACGCCGACGACTTCGAGAAAAACATGATCTCGATTCGCTGCGAAGAGCGCCTGGCGCTGGCGGTGAAACGCCCGGAAGCTTTCATCTACGGATCCTTCACTGCGCCTGCTGCTGGTGGCGGTGCGTAATCCTTAACGGCGGCCTGCGGGCCGCCTTTCGTTTTCCTTTAAGGAGACAGCCATGAAGCTGATCGCTATCAAGCCCATTTACTTTGAAGGCAGCGTGCTCACTGAAGGCACCGAGTTCGAGACGCTGGAACAGCATGGTCGCGAGCTGGTGGTACGCGGTTATGCCGCAGAACCCGGCGCCAAAAAACCGGGACCGGAGAAAGACCCCGATCCAAAAGGAAAGGGCAAAAGTAAGTAAGGGGCGCGCATGCTGATTAAAGAGCAGGTTAAGACGCACTGTCGCATCGATGCCGCAAACACTGCAGAAGATGCCTGGATTGAAACCAGCATAAAAGCCGCGGTGCGGTATGTGCAGAGATGGACCCGCCGCCGGATTTATGAAAAGGCTGATGACCCGCTTTATATGGCCGATCCCGACGCGTTGCTTTATGGCGAAGATATCGAAATTGCTATGTTAATGCTTATCGCACACTGGTACGCAAACCGGGAGGCGGTAATCACTAATGGCACTTCATCCGCTGTTGACCTGGCGGTTGAGTCGCTACTTCAGCCATATCGGATTTATGGGGTATAGGTGGCGGAATGGCTTGTCGTGGTTGCGCTGCTCGACGAGAGTGGCTGAAAAAATGGATGGAGATTGCCTATGAACGAGCAACAGGTAAACGAACTGCTGAAAGCGCTGGAGCTACAGACAAAAGCGCAGAAAGACCAGACCGCTGCGATAAACCGCCTGGCGGAATCCAATGAAGCCCTGGCTGCCGTGATTTACCAGTCGATGGTCTCTGATGAGGACGACGACGGGTTACCACCGCAGACCTATCTGAGCGGTAAACCCAGGGGTTAAACATGCAGGCAGGCAAACTGAACAAGCGTGTGAAGCTGCAGAAGCCTGTGAAAACGCAGAGTCCGGCCACCGGCGCGGTGGTTAATGGCTGGGCTGATGTTGCTGAACTCTGGGCTAACGTTACAGACCTTTCCGCGCGCGATTTTGTGGCCGCACAGGCGGGGCAAAATGAGATCACGACCCGGATCACCATCCGCTGGCGTGAAGATGTCACCGATAAACACCGTATTCTTTACCGCGGTCGCGTCTACGACATTCAGGGTGTGCTGGAAGACGACAAAAGCGGTCTGGAATATCTCACCCTGCCATGCTCACGGGGGGTAAGTGATGGCTGACGGCATTGATTTCAGTATCGTTGGCGTCGAGGCGCTGGTGGCAAAGTTATCTTCGGTCGGTGACGATCTGCGTCGGCGTGGCGGTCGGGCGGCATTGCGGCGCGCCGGCAACGTTATTGTCGAAAAGGCAAAAGCTAATGCCAGCCGTATTGATGATCCTCACACCGGGCGAAGCATTGCCGCAAACGTGGCTATGCGCTGGAATGGACGCCTCTTCAAAACCACAGGCAACCTCGGTTTCCGGATTGGCGTTTTGCATGGTGCGGTCCTGAAAAAGCACCCCGATCTCAGTGAAAATGCGCCCACGCCGCACTGGCGTCTGATTGAATTTGGTACCGAGAACGTGCGGGCTCAGCCCTTTATGCGCCCCGCGGCAGAAAACAGTGTCAGCGAGGTGATAAGCGTTTTCGCCACTGAATACGAAAAATCCCTCGATCGGGCCATCAAGCGAGCGCAGAAAAAAGGAGGGCCACCATGATCGCGCCCATCTTTTCCGTCTGTGCTTCCAGCCCGGCGGTAACCGCGCTAATCGGTGCTGATCCAGTGCGTCTTTACCCCTTCGGCCTGCAGGATGATGCTGTCGTTTACCCGTATGTGGTCTGGCAGAACGTCACTGGCTCGCCGGAAAACTATCTGGCTCAGCAGCCGGATGCGGATTCCTTTACGCTGCAGGTAGATGCATACGCCGACACGGCGGACCAGGTTATCGCCGTCGCCGCTGCGCTGCGTGACGCCATCGAGCCGCACGCGTACATCACACGCTGGGGCGGGCAGGAGAGAGACCCGGAAACAAAGCGCTACCGCTATTCCTTCGACGTTGACTGGATAGTTAAACGTTAACCCATCAACACACCGGCCATGAGCCGGTTTTTTATACCCGGAGAAAACTATGTCAGTAGTGACTCAAGGCACTCAGCTCTTTGTTCTCGCGAACGGAGCTGTAAGCGAAGTGGAGTGCATCACTTCCTTTTCGCCCGGCGGAAACCCCGCCGACCAGATTGAAGATACCTGCCTGAGCGAGCGCAGCACGCGTACCTATAAAAAGGGTTTGCGTACTCCCGCTGCGGCAACATTAACCCTCAATGCGGATCCCGCCAATGCCAGCCACCTTATGCTGCACAGCCTGGCTGAATCTGATAACCAGGATGATCTGACCTGGGCTGTCGGCTGGGCTGACGGCGAATCAGAACCAACCGTTGCTACTGGCTCTGGCGCTGATACGGTTGATGGCCTGTCACTTCCTGATGACCGCACATGGTTTGTGTTTAAAGGAAAGGTTACGGATTTCCCCTTCGACTTTGCAGCTAACACTGTGGTCTCCACCTCCGCAACGGTCCAGCGATCAGGTCCTTCTGTCTGGGTGCCAAAGGTTCAGGCTGGTAGCTAATTATGAGCGGGGTATGTTCCCCGCTCATCAATATTCTTACAGGAAATTTCATGAAACTTACTGTGGATTCATTAAAGCAGGCTGGCGCATTTACTGGCCGACCTGTCGAGAAGGAAATCACCTGGAAGCAGGGCGATCAAGAATTAACGGCGACCGTATATGTCCGACCAATGGGTTATCACAATGCGGTTACTAACGTTCTTTCTATTGCTGGAAAAATCGATGGTGTCGCCGGGCGCATCGCATCTTCTATTTGCGATGAAAATGGTAATCCTGTTTTTACCGTCGCTGACATTACTGGCGAAGCAGACCCGGAGCGTGGTGCGCTTGATGGTGCACTCACCGTAGCACTGCTTATAGCCATCCAGCAGGTGAACGACATGGGAAAGGCGAACTCAGCGCAGACGACGAGTTCTGGTGTGAATTAGTTCTCAATGGGATTGGCGGCCGCACCATTGCCGAGGCAAAAGAGCGAATAAGCATCACTGAATATCGCGACTGGATCCTCTACCGGAAAAAATTCGGTAGCCTCAACGGGATGATGCGCACCGAATGGGCCGCTGGTCTTATTTCTTCTGTGCTGGCAAACGTCAACCGCGGAAAAGACTCGCCTCCTTTCAAAGTAACAGATTTCACCCCACACATTAACGAGCCTGCCATTTCACTGGATCAGGCTATGCAGGAGTGGACATAGCATGGCTGGTAAATCCCTCGGCACGCTTACCATTGATCTGATAGCGAAGGTCGGTGGATTTGTTTCAGGCCTTAGCCAGGCTGAAAGAGCATCTCAGAAATGGCGCAAGCAGGTACAGGCTGATGCGAATGCGGCTGCTGTAGCGTTTACTGGATTTGTAACGGCTGCCAGTGCTGCAGCTATCGGCGCTGGCGTGGCGGGTTATAACCTGCTTAAAACCACCTCTAAGCAGATTGCAGAAACAGACCGTTGGGCTAAATCGCTTAACATGTCCACTCAGTCTTTACTTGCCTGGCAGTACGCAGCAGAAAAGGCCGGAGTTTCTCGCGATCAGATGGCCGACATCTTTAAGGATATTGGTGATAAGATTGGTGACGCGGTACTCAATAAATCTGGTGAAGCTGTAGATGCGCTAAATGCTCTTGGCTTATCTGCAAAGAAGTTAGCCGGTGAGTCTCCAGACAAGCAGTTACTGGCTATTAGCAATGCGCTAGGCAAGATAAACACCAATGCCGAAAAGACAACAATCCTTGAGAGTCTTGGTAATGATCTCTCCAAGCTGTTACCGCTTCTTGATCAGGGTGGTGAAAAGCTTCGTCAGTATATGGAAGCGGCCAAACAGTTTGGGGTAGCTCCTGACGACGCGGATATTGAGAAGCTTGTAAAAATTAACGCCTTGTTTGAGGACATGGAGACTCAGGTCAATGGCGTAAAAATCGAAATAGCGACGGGTCTTGCGAGCGTGGATCTGTCAGGACTGAAGAACGCCATCACAGATATGGGTGATGTATTCAAAGACCAGGAGGTTATCCAGGGGTTAACAAACCTTGTTGGAGGAGTGGTCGATCTGGCTACGTGGCTCGTTAAGATTGGAGCAGAAGCCGGTAAGCTTATAGACCTGTATAAAGGCGGGAAAGCAGTCAGCGATGGGGCTTCCGTAACTGACATTGAGAGGCGTCTCAACAATCTCAGGGCTGATGTTGAGGACCAGGGTTTTCTTGCCAGTTTCAACAGAATTGGCATGGACATTGATGGAAAGAAAGCGGAAATAACTCAACTTGAGCGTCGCCTTTCTATCATGAAGGCAGGAAACAACCTTCCTCTCTCTCCAGCTACAGTTGGCTCTGCGCCTGCATCACGTGGCGATTACAGCCTCGGTAAAGGCGAAACAAATGGTAAAACAACTGCTGATACCTCAGCTAAAAAACTTGAGACTGCATTCAAATCTCTTGAGATGAGTTATCAGCGTCAGATCGCGCTGATTGATACCACCGGTAAAAAAAATCAGGAAGTAACCGAGATTGAAAAGCTTCGATTTGACTTCACCTCAGGGAAGCTGACCGGGATAAATGAAGCGCAGAAAGAGCGTCTGGAACAACTGGCCACGGAGATAGACAGGCTTAATACGCTCAAAAAGGCCAACGAAGAAAACCTTAAACTCGCTGAGTTTACGTCAAATCTTCGCAAGCAAAACCAGAATGACAAGGCAGCTAATGACGCTGACTTTGTTGGCGCAGGTATGGGGGATAAGACCCGCCAGCGCATGAAGGATCTGCTGGATATCCAGCGTAGTTTTCTGGACAGACAGGTAGATCTCCAAAAGCAGTATCAGAGCGGTGATATCAGCAAATCGCTTTATGACCAGGAAACTGCTGCTCTTCAGAATGCACTTAACGAGCGGTTAGAAATTCAAGAGGACTATTACCAGAAATCAGATGAACAAATGGGTGACTGGCAAAGCGGCATACTTGATTCCTTAAACGATTATGCCGATAGCGCTTCGGATTATTATCAAATAGCTGCCGATAGCATGACATCCATTCTCGGTGGGGCGACAACATCTCTAGCCGAGAACCTTGAAGACTTAATTACCGGGGCTGAGGGATTAGGGGACTTTTTCAGTAATATTTTTGATGACCTTGGTCAGACAGTTATTAAAACGCTCACTGATATGGCTGCTCAGTGGCTTGTGTATCAGGCTGTTCAGCTCATGGTTGGCAGAACAAGTCAGGCCTCGGCTGCAGGCACTCTTATCGGCAATGCCCAGGCTACATCATTACAGGCCCAGCTTGCGGCCTATGCCTCTACTGCTGCCATCCCCATTGTTGGTCCGTCTTTAGCGCCTGGAGCTATGCTTGCTGCCGCCGCTGTCACAGAGCCTTTAGTTGCTGCCGTTGGTACATCCGCACTTGCTGGCATGGCTCATGACGGTATTGATTCTGTTCCAGAAACCGGCACCTGGCTGTTGCAACAAGGGGAGCGTGTTACCACCGCAAAAACCAGCGCAAAACTGGATGCGACACTGGATCGTGTGAATAAACAAACCGGTGACGGAGGTGGTACATATTCACCTCAAATCTATATCAACGGTGACCCTGATGCCAGAACCATCGAGATGCTGAAACAGGCCGTCAAAGAGGGTGCGCAGCTCGGCTATAACATGGTGAATAACGATCTGGCCACAGGGAAGGGTAAAACCTCTAAATCCCTTTCTGGTGGTTGGGGCGTAAGGAGAAAGGCTGGCTGATGGCAATCACAACCAATATCAATTATCCACACTGCGCATTACCGGTGCCGCTTCAGGATGGATACGGACTTTCTCCGATCAGCCCGTTAAAGCGAACTGCTCAAACTTCAGGAAGAGCCAGGCAGAGAAGGCTTTATACTTCGACGCCCACGGTAGCCAGTGTTTCATGGACGTTAACTGACTCCCAGGCGCAGGCATTTGAGGCATGGTTCCGTGATGCGCTAACGGATGGTGCAGCCTGGTTTAATATGAACCTTCGCACACCGGGTGGTGAGGCTTCAAAGGTCTGTCGCTTCACCGATATTTATGATGGGCCCAATCTAATCGGTGGTAACTACTGGCAGTACACTGCTGAGCTTGAGCTTTATGAACGCCCGCTGCTTCCGCCACCCTGGGGTCAGTTCCCGGAATTTATTTCAGGAATGGATATTATCGATCTTGCGCTTAACAGGGAGTGGCCAAAAGTATGACTATTCTCGACAGGCTTTATGCAAGCAGTGGTAGTGAGGTGATTATTGATACGCTTCAAATCAGTGTTGGGGGTAGTAATTACTGGCTTACGCGGGGATGGGATGATGTAACCGTAACGCTGGAGAATGGCGCTCAGGCAACGTTTATCGGATCAGCCATTGATGTGGCACTGCCGTCGCGCAATGCTGATGGTACCCAAGACCTGAAATTCGCCATCAGCAATATCGACGGCGTGGTTTCTACGGCCATCCGCAACGCGTTGGATAACCTCAGTGATGCCAGCATGACTTTCCGCCGGTATGTCTCAACCGACCTCTCCGCGCCCGCTACGCCGCCTTTTACTTTGGCGATTAAAGAAGGGTACTGGACGGCGACGGAGGTGCAGATCACCGCGGGTTACATGAATATCCTCGATACCGCCTGGCCGCGCTACCGTTACACTCTTCCTGACTTCCCGGGTCTCCGCTACCTCCAGTAGGAAAACACCATGTTCAATCCTGATAAATACCGTTCTGTCGAGTGGCAGAAGGGCGGCCGCGTTTACCCCGCGCTGGACTGCTTTGGCATCGTCAATGAAATCAGACGTGACCTTGGCCTGGCGCCGTGGCCTGATTTCGCCGGGGTCACTAAAGATGATAATGGCCTCGATCGGGAGGCGCGCGGGTTGATGGTTGATCTGCAACTTTGTGAGCCTGTGCCGGGCGCGGGCATTGCCTGTTATTCCGGTTCAGTGGTGACGCACGTTGCCATCGTGGTAGAAATTGACGGCCAGTTGTGCGCAGCTGAGTGCAATCCCCGCACTAACGTAACCTTCCTGCCGCTGGCGCGGTTTGCGCGCCGCTTTGTCCGCGTGGAGTATTATCAGTGACGATACGAATCTACCCATCCCGGTTGCTTGGCGAGCCGCTGGAAACGCACGAACACGACACTATGACCCTCAGCGCATGGTTAGCGCAGAACGTGCAGGGCTGGACGCCGGATAAGCAGCACCCGGTCGCGGTTGAAATCGACGGCGTTCCCGTTCCGCCAGCAGAGTGGCCGCTATGCATTATCAAACGTGAAACCGACGTCAGGATGTTCCCGGTGCCCTACGGTACCGGCGCTGAAATCGCGATTTGGGTTGTAGTCAGCGTAGCCGTCGCCTCTGCGGCATACAGCATCTACATGATGAGTACGATGTCTCAGCCCGGCGGCAGTGGTGCACAGGCGGCGAGCGGCGATCAAATTGACCTAAACCCGGCCAAAGCAAACGCGGCGAAACTGGGTGACCCCATCCGGGAAATCTTCGGGAAATATCGTGTCTGGCCTGATTACGTGATGCAACCGGTAAGCCGGTTCGTCAACGAGACCAGCATGGAAACCAGCATGTTCCTGTGCGTGGGTGTCGGCGACATGGTGATTAACCAGTCCGATATCAAAATTGGCAACACGCCGATTTCCGCGTTCGGTACCGACGTGCGTTACACCCTCTATCCGCCTGGCGCTACGGTATCCGACGACGCGCGCACCGAAAACTGGTTCTACTCGCCTGAGGTAGGAAATACAGGCTCCGGTACCGCCGGGCTGGATCTGGGTTCAAGCGGCCCGGAAACAGTCAGTATCATCGCTGATGCGCTGGTCGTGTCCGGCAACACCATCACCCTGGTTGACGTATCGGCATCCGGTGGGGATGAGGAAATCCCTCCGTCCTGGGCCGTCGGGACGGTGATCACCGCGCTTGCGCCCAACTCCTATACGGTCGTGTCTTCCGGCGGTTACAGCGTCATTTATGGCGGGATAGAGGAGTTGGCCCCGTCTGTCGGCCTGCCGGTGACGCTGAACTATAACGGCAATGACTATGACCTGGTGATCGCCAGCTATGCCCCGGGCGTTCCGGCGGTGCCCGGGGTGGGCGGCAGTGCCGCAACCATAACAGCCAGCGCAGCGCCGACCACCTACGATTTCAGCACCGCGCCGGTGACGTTCAGCATTAGCTGGCAGGGCGCGACATATCCTGTTTCGCTGGTTACCAACTACGTCACCATGTCGGGTCTGGTTTCGTCGATCACCTCGCAGCTCTCAGGCTCCGGCCTGGTCGCGCGCGATAACAGTGGGCGACTCGAAATCGGTGAATCCAGCAGCCCCTTTGCTGGCGGGTCCATCACCAACAGTCCGCTACCAACTGCTGCGTTTGGCGATGCGCCAGTCAATACGGCGGGCGTGAAATCAACGGGCGGTACGGCGGAAGTCAGGGCGCACATTACTCTTGCCTACAACAGCGCCGCCGGAACTCCGTTCACCGGACTACCGGAGGGTATTCAGCGCTTCTCGCTGGGGTTGGCTGGCAATCAGTTTAGGATCACCGATGTTGACAGCCAGACTGTCACGGTTGAGCGGGTAACGGCCACTACCGGTCCTGGCGGTGAGACAATCACGACGCCGGACCCATCGTGGCCCGGCTTCACAGAGCGCACGCTGCTCGATGCCACCGTGACGGGTGTCAGCGATGACTATGAGTGGGTTGGTCCGTTCCTGGCCTGCCCTGATGGCGAAACGCTGGATGCTTTCGAGGTTAACATCAACTTCCAGAGCGGACTGGTGCGTTACACCGATAAGGGGAATAAGCGCGCAATGCCCGTGCGACTGGTTATCCAGTATCGCAAGGTTGGCACCACTGCCTGGTCACAGCAATCGCCTTTTTATTCGCGAAGCACCGAAAACCAGATCGGTTTCACTCATCGCTACAACGTGTCGCCGGGGCAGTATGAGATCCGCATGCGCCGCACCGAGCCGGTAAAGGGTGGCAGCACCCGCGATCAGGTGTTCTGGCAGGCGCTACGTTCCAAGTTGAGCAAACGTCCCACTAAGTACGAAGGCGTCACCACCATGGCACTGACTGTGCGCACTGGAAACCGCCTGGCGGCAATGTCCGATCGCCGGATAAGTGTCACTCCAACCCGCCTTTACAGTAGCGGCAGAACCGCGCGAAGCATCAGCGGCGCGCTTTACCACGTGCTGGAGTCGCTGGGGTTCACGGCAAGCCAGATTGATACGGCGGCGATCAACGCGCTGGAGCAGAACTACTGGACGCCCCGCGGTGAAAGGTTCGACTGGGCGAGCGGGGAGAGTAAGTCAGCGCTCGAGGTGCTGCAGAAAATCACCAACGCCGGGCTGGGGTACTTCCTGTTGTCGGATGGGCTGGCTTCTGCCGGCAGGGAAGGGATTAAACCCTGGGTCGGTATGATCACCCCTCAGGAAAGCACCGAGGAACTGCAGACCGCGTTTAAAGCTCCGTCGCAGGACGATTACGACGGCGTGGACGTGACCTATATCAACGGCACAACCTGGGCAGAAGAAACCGTGCAGTGTCGCCAGCCTGGCAACCCTACGCCAGTGAAAATCGAAAGTTACACGCTGGATGGTGTTCTGGATGAGGACCGTGCTTACCGCATCGGCATGCGCCGGTTGCTGGGATACCAGCTACAGCGCCTGCAGCACACCACCTCAACCGAGATGGATGCGCTCTGCTACGAGTTCATGGATCGCATTGTAATGGCCGACGATATCCCTGGCGGTCAGCAGCTGAGCTGCCTGATTACCGATATGAAGTATGACAGCAGCAAAATCACCATGACACTCAGTGAGCCGCCAGACTGGTCGTTCCAGAACCCGCGCGTGATTATCCGTCACCAGGACGGCCGTGCGTCGGCAATGGTGGTGCCGACACGCATTGGCGATTACACCCTCTCGGTGCCTTACAGCGCAGCGCTGGAGCCGGAATTGTGGACGATGAACGATCCATACATTGAGCCGCCGCGCCTTCTCTTCTGTTCATCAGTACGTGTCCCGTATGATGCACTGGTCGGAGAGATTACGCCGGGCAACGATGGGATCAGCCAGGTTACCGCCATTCAGTACCACCCGGGCAAGTATGCCTATGACGACGCCACTTATCCCGGCGACGTCGCTTAACAGCACTTCAATATTATCTGACCCGCTACGGCGGGTTTTTTTATGCCCGGAGCGAGCATGACCACATACGCCACGAATAACCCGATAGGGTCCATGGATCCGAAGGACCTTTTCGATAATGCCCAGAATATGGACTTCGCTTTAAATGATGTAACCAAGGCAATCTGGCAGGATAGATTTGGAAGAAGCCGAAAAACATTCTGGGGAATGGAGCAAAGCGCGATAGCGCAGTTATTACTTCAGGAACAGCGATTCGATCTGTTTATTGAAAGCTCTGGTTATAAAGTTATCGGGGATTACAGCGCCGGTCCACTGACAGTTCATGAATATAATCAATTGATTCGCTATGAAGATGAGTTATGGAAACTTACTTCGGCGACAGATCTTCCATTCACGACAACAGGTAATGACGCAGCGTCCTGGGCTTATGATTCCCTGCACTTCGTTAGCGTGGGCGATGCGGCGCTAAGACAGCAAATCGCAGATCCTGACGGCGCAACAAAAAACCCGGAATTGCAGATGGCGCGCTGGCGTGACGATGGTGACATCCGCGGTTGGGGTGCACTCCCAGGTATTTCAAACGCTAGCATAACGACTGCTGCAATCAATAACGCTTATGCCGCTAGGTCTGGGAAGGAAGTAATTATTCCGGCTGGTGACTGGTATATAGACACAACGATAAATGCCGGATATTCCAGGACTACCACTAGGGCTTTTGGTGCCAGAATATATTCAACCTTCGATGGAGTTATGTTTGACCTTAATCCTGAAGCCAATCCATCTAGTATTGAAGCAACCAGCAAGGCTTACATCAATTGGTTTGGTGGAGAATTTCAGTGCACCGCCAGCAGCTTCAGTAACTCCGTGGCTCTTCGTGGATACGGTATCAGGCAGTTAAATATCGAGAACTGTATTTTTGGTATTAGCTCCTCAACAAAGCTCAATGTGGGCATTCAGATTGCTGGCCTCGGCGGGCACCTGATTAATAAAAACCGATTTTTGCTAGTTGATACTTGCATTGATGCTCCTCAGTGGGCTACTAATTCCGCAGATTTGGCTGGCCCAGTAACGACAAGCGGGTTTATTGGTAACAACTTTATTTTAGGATCGGGGCAAAAAGCATTCTATGTGCGAGGAGGTTGGAACCGATGGACCATTCAAGGGGGGTTCACCAATGGTTCTGGCGCTCCGGTTTTCCATTTTACCAACTATGCAGATTGTAAAGGGCTGAATATTGTCGGTGTGGGGTTTGAACAGGCAGTTGCGGGAGGAAAGTTCCTCTATATCCAAGACACCTCCGGCATAACCCCTTCGTCCATCAATATAAGTGGAACAATGTTCAGTGGCGACCCTTCAGGTGGGGGGCACACCGCCATTGAGCTTGAGAGATGCATCAATGTAAGCGTAGGCGATGGCTCGCGTGTAGAAGGTTCTTTGGCTCGAGGCAATAATGCCATTAAATGTGATGCCAACTGCCAGGATATTGTCATCGATCCTAGCTGTCGCCTCCCAGATCCGGGGCTTACACTTCTGATGCCACGTACTTATGCATCAGTTGGTAAGCCTGTCCAGCGAGTCCTAGACCAAGTTCTCACTGGATATAATGGGGATGCTAAGTCCAGTGGTACGGTCACGTTGGATATGAAAACTTTACTTGGCACCAACTATCCCAAACAGGCGTCTCCTTTAGCGTACGATCTTACTGTGCAGGCCAGAGATTCAGGTAGCGCAGGAAGTACAACAACTCAGGTTGAAGTAATGAGAAACCTTACTGGCGGGCCGTCTTTCAGGAATATCATTAACTTGCAGGGCCTCCCTAATGATCAAAGATCTGGGGGTAGCATTCATGTCAATGCTGAAAATGATGGTTCAATTGCAATGCAATTTTACGCATCAGGAACAGGAACCCTTGATGTTTGGGTATACGTGACTGCCATTTATAACTAAGGAATAAGTATGGACATGACTCCACTAATGCATGCTGGAATGGCGGTGTTGGTTCAGATATTTATAGGATGCATAACAGGAAACTGGACTATAGGAGGCATTACTGGCTGTGTATGGTTCGTAGCTCGCGAACAGACTCAGGCAGAATACCGTTGGATCTCCATGTACGGAAGCGGTAAGCGCGCGAATATGCCGTGGTGGGGCGGCTTTGACTGGCGAGCATGGGATGCAGGAAGCATCTTGGATTGTATGGTTCCCATGCTCGCCTGCGCTGCCGTATGGCTTGCAACTTCAATGCTTGGTTGATTTTTCCCTGTAGAGCTAGTTTAATGAATCCAACATTGTGCTTGTTTAAATGAACCTCATCTGAAATTATTTAGATGATTTTTTTACATAAAATATTATACGAGATAAATATGTTGGATTCACAAATCATTGACGATTTGTTCTCAAGCGAGGGTTCTTATAATCGCTACCTTGATATTACAAAGAACAACAACTCAAAATCAGCTTTCTTTTCCGACTGCTTTTCAAATGATAAGCTTCCCTCAGATGGTTTGGTTGATTTTAGAGAGGCAAATGGGAAGCTTTTTTGTGGTGGAAATGTAAATGCGAAGCAAATAAGAACCACCGGGAAGGGGCGTGTAGTTATTGTCCTTGGAGAAGGGTGTATTGTTCATAACATTTTGATTAATAACAACGGCGAAGAGCTTTTTCTGTTTTTTGGTCCAGGTTCTGAGCTAAAGAATCTTATGATACAATCTTTCAATAAAAATAATTACTTGCATTTCGGATGCGGAACCACAAATGACGGTGGTAATTATCTGTTGCAGGGTGATAATAACGGGATATTCATTGGTCATGACTGCATGTTTTCAACAAACTTATTCATGCGAACATCTGATTCGCATTCAATTTATGAATATGCAGGAGGTAATAGAATCAACTATGACCAGTCGATTTCTATTGGCGATCACGTCTGGATTGGCAGACAGGTCAGCGTAGGGAAGGGCGCGCAAATAGCAGATGATGCTGTAATAGGGCAGTGCTCATTTGTTTCCGGCAAGGTTAGTTCTAGTGCTATTTATGCTGGCGTTCCTGCAAAGAAAATCAAGGATAATGTAACTTGGGATCGCACTCAATCATCATCTCTTGCGGATATTTCTTCTACATTGTCATGGCGTCCTAGGCAGAAAAAAGTTAATGAGTTTCTGAAAAACGACCAACCATTTTCAACTAGCAGCGAATCCTCCCAGATAGAGCACCGGAGGTTTATACCAGAAAAAAAATACCGTTGGCTTGATAGTCTTGATGCCCTTGAAGCGACAGATGTTTCCAGCGCTACCGATATTGCCTGGCCCGAACAGCCGGTTGTGTAAACCTCCTTGATCTGCCCTCCTTTTGAAAATACTGTATATAAAAACAGTAAAAGGGAGTGCAGATCATGCCCCGCAAATCAGACATTAACGCGGCTTTTACCGCGGCGATACAGCTAAACCCGAAAGGGTATCAATGCCTTCATACAGAAGACTTCATACGTGAGCTTCGCGCCAGGAACTGGCATTTCACCCAGGCTGATGCGAATGAATGGATCGAGCAGTACCAGACTTGCTTCGTAGACAAGACGCCGGACGGTAGCCAAAACCGCCTATGGATGCTGCGCAATATGGGGAGGGTTCTGTAATGGGGTTCCCTTCACCTGCCAGCGACTATATAGAGACCAGGCTCACTCCAGAAAGGATTTGCGGCGTAGGCATTGATACCCGCATCCTGGAAACGTCATCCGGGTTTGCGGTGATCGAGCCGTGCAACAGGCTGGTACAGAATCAGGTTCTGCTGATTTTGTCCGGCGGCCGCACTCAGTTTGCAAGAGTCATGGGTCGGGCATTAATCACGGATGATGGGGAAGCGATAGAGGGTGAGGCTGCGGAAGGGGTCGAGGTGATGGGGCGTGTTACGTGCTTCATCAACAGCACTGATGCTGATGATATTCCGGTGTAA